GAAGAACTTTGTTTAACACCATTTATATATATATTTAATCTTGTTGCATTATCAGCTTGAGTACCATCATAAACCATAGCTATATGATTCCAATCTGTCCCAGATAAAGAAGCGTATGCCCATGCACCACCACTTCCTGTGCCAACATTAGCATATAAAACACCATCAGTATCTAAATTCAAACCAATTCTATCATTTGTGCCTGTGCTTTTTTCAAAAGTTATTCTATCATTTGATTCTAATCTTTTTGCCCATCCTGCGATAGTAATTTTAGATGCTCCATCCATTGAATCAATATCTCCAAAATCAATATAATCTGTACTTCCGTTAAAACTCACACTCCCATTTCCAATCGCATCTGCTTGTGATTCAGCAATGTCTATTGCACGAGGTAAGATCGGTGCATGACCACCATATACTGATGTGGTAGTTGTTGCTCCTGTGACAAGTCCTGTGTTTGAGGTTACTTCTTTAATAGATATATCTGTCATAGTCATATTAGCAGTACCATCAAATGAAACAAGAAAGAAAGTGTTAGATGCAACAAAATATCTTGTATAAGTTCCTGCTCCTGTTGGTGTAAAAGTTATAGCATCATCAAATATACCTCGTACTCTTCCACTACTATAGCTATCAACAACAAAAGTTACTTTATATAATTCGCCAACTGTTAATATGGAATATTTATATAATCTTGTATCTTGAGCATTTACTACACTTAATTTTCCCGATACTGTAGTATTAACATCTACACCACCATTACCTAAAGAAACACTCCAATTACTTGCATTATCAAAAGTAGTGTCGCCAGATATTTCATTTCCTAATTCTTCTCCTGTTGCAGGTTGTACTACTCCATTACTTGCACTATCCAACGCCCACCAACTTACTAAACTTGTTTTTTCTACACCCTTTAGTTGGCTATAGGATTTGTTCATTATGGATTGGATTTCTTCTGGGGCTAATGCTCTTTTCCATATTGCAAGGTTACAAACTTCAAAATCTCTGTTATAATTATAAGGATATTCTGCTCCTCTACCAGAACGCAAATCTAAAGAATTAGATAAACTTCCTATTCCAGAAGCTGACATAGTAGCATCTTGTACTCCATTTAAAAACACAGATAAAGTATCTGCATCGGTATCATATACACCTACAACATGAGCCCATTCACCAATAGAAATTGTAGTTGCTCCTGTTTCATCTGCTGATGTACTACCATCGCTAATTGATATAAAAGCTTGTTCAGAAGCATTGACACCAAATGACCATTTTGCTCCACTTGCATTTTGAGTTTTACCAAGCATCATTCTTGCAGTTCCATCATTTGCACCTAATTTTACCCACCCTGCAAGAGTAAAACTACTTGTACCCATATCTAAAGTATCATTATCTCCAAAGTTTATAAATGTTTGTGTACTTGAGGAGTATGCAGTTGAACCTTCTGATGGGAACTTTAGCGTGTCTGACTTATTTGATTTGAAGTCGAGGTATAACTTAAGGTTGTCCTTAACAAAGGTTAAAAGGGATGCACCACCCCGCTGTAAACTGGCTGCTAATCCGAGCATGTACTACCCAAAATAACAGATGCAGCTGCCGGACGCTAAGGTCACAGAGCTGTAGTTACCAAATAATGTAACTCCTTGCGGGAAAGTATTACTAGAGTCTACTGCGTATCCAAAACTTACTGCTGTGGTCCCAGCGTGCTTTGCAGCATTATTCTGGACCAAAGCAGAAAATGTAGTGTCTTCTAGAAATGTGATCGCAACGATACTAGATCCTGTTGGCGGCGTTTTGGCTGCGCTTGCTGTATCTACCAGCATGCTACCAGATTGGCCTAACCCAACATTACTTGCTTCGTTGACTGAAAATTTATGAATATTTGCCATCTTTTTTCTCCTTGTGACTTACCGAGCTTGGTTATTCTCATGGTCACATAGTTATGCTAGGGGCAGCAGCAGCCGCCCCATAGCTTTGATTAACTCTAGTTGTCGTTAACGATCCTTAAACCGCGTCCGCGATGAATCATCTTGATACCGTAAAGACAAGAAAACACGACCTTATCAGCCAAGTAATCAATATCTCTTTGGTTCTCGACACCAATGTCTTTTTGAATTGCAATACCGCAAGCAGACTTATCAAAAACAAGTCCAGCAACTTCAGTACCAGCAGTTCCAAGTGCATTAGACATGAACACATTCAATCCAAAGATAGAACCTAACTGACCAGAAGAGATATTCTCTCTACCTAACGCATCAGCTCTAATGAACCTATCGTTATTTAATAGATCAGCATACATAGTTGGGTTAACAACCATATTTACATTACCATCTCTGTAATCAACATCAGCTTCACCAAGTGTAGCTAAAATTGCTTCTATATTTGCATTAGTAAGCGTATCATCATCACCAGTAGTAACAGCAGAAAGATTTAACCCAGCACTACCATCTGCAAGTGCAGCAGCAATATCTAAGTCAATCTTCTTTGCAAGTGCATAACCCATAATGCTAGCATACTGAGAAACAAGCTCTCCGCTGCTCTGAATAAGCGAAATATCCTCAAACATTTTTGATGCGTACTTGTGTTGATCTACTACCAATACGACATCAGACTCAGTTGTTGCGTCATACTGTATAACAGTGTTTTCAGTCTTACTTCCAACTCCAACTTCAGATAATGTTGGTACATGCACACGATCTCCACCGCTTGATAAAAACGATGAGTAATCAGTAATCATGTCTTTGAATTGTAGTTTTCTTCTAAGAAAACCCTCTACTGCGCTGCTCCATATTTCTGGTATAAATTTATCAAATTCAGTATTACCAGTAATACCAGCGCCAGTTCCAGCTCCATAAGCCATTCTTAACTCCTAATATTCTTTAAATATGCGGCCCAAGTGTCTGGATCGTTTCTTTCTTGATCCGTCATTTCGTGAAACGATTTTGCAGTAGTTTGACCTACTCCAGCACGACTTGTATCCACCGCAACTTTTTGTTTTGCTATATTATTAGCATGATACTTTTTCAGCTTATCCAATGGTAATGCGTCTATAATATCACGCTCTTCTGCGTCATAGTTATTTAAGATTGATTCACGATCTTGAGCGATGTAGCTATCAAGCTGATCTGCTTTGACCTTAGCAGTTTCATACTTTTTATTTAACTCACTAACAAGCGTTTCATACTCGCCTTTTTTCTCAAGCTCTGAAACGCGCTGTTTTTCAGCTGCGCTTTCAAACTCTTGTAACTTTGATTTTAATTCGTTATTACTCGCTACAACTTCTTTGAAGCGTGAATAAGGAATCTGATCCGGTTTAGCGTCTGGCTGGACGGACTGCTCTTTAACCTCGGCAGCTGGAGTGTTTTCCTGTTTAGCGTCTGGTATGACTTTTTCGTTTTCCATTTTAACCTCTTGTATGAGTGCCTTACATGTTTATGATAATTGGTCTTCCAGTAAGTCTTCGTAAATTTTGCAAAAATACCCCTAAGAACATTTTACCAATTGCGTTTTCAACCATAGGTCCTACCACTCCAGTCTTAGCTACCATCCTTTTCTTAGATGGTTTGCGGGTAATCTTTGACTTTTTTGATGGCCTGCCAAAGCGGCCCATTGCATGAGCTTTCATCTTTACAGCTTCTTTGCCACCACCAATACCGTAGTCCAGTGATAGCTCGCCATCTACTTTTGCATCTAAAAATCCAAATGCACTAAACATATCCCCAGTCAATGTTAGATCTGGTGGACTGGTCCTAGTGCTTTTCTGTTTTAATCCAGTTTTATTTGCGCCTTTCCTGCGCCTGTAATCAGCAGTATATGGTGGGAATGTTTTGCCGCCTTGCTTTGATGCGCCAATACCCTTTTGTGCTTGTTTAATATGCACTTTTGCAATTTCGCGACCGTATTTTTGTAGATCAGATCTTGTAAACTTTAAGAGCTGCTCCAATACATTCAAGCCGCGGAACCTTTTTGCGAGTCTAGGTCCTGTATAACTACTTATTGCTCTCATAATACTGCTTAAGTGTCTTCGGTTTTTTGTATTTACCGCTTTGTTTTAAACTATTTATTTCTTGTCGCGCTTTATTACGCGTCTCTACTATTGCCTTGTTAGATGACACTGGTTGAAAGGAGTGTCTACAATTGATTCCTCCTCTGTCCTGTAAAACGCCCGGATAGCGACTTTCATACTCTTGCTTAGTCAATGGACTGCTTGCAAGTATATCGCGGCATAAAGGGCGTGTTTTCTCATCCAGAGGGCCAACATAGTGATACTTTGTATCCTCTGGCAGCGACTCAGCCATTGCAAAGATCACAGATTGCTGATAATTAGCTAATGTAGTCCCCAAAACTGCATCAATCCTGCTTGGGTTTAATGAAACATTACGCGCGATCCTAGCTTTGATCGCATCGCCAGACATTCCGGTACTGGTCCCTAACAATATTTCATTGCGCATGGTTTGACCTAGGTTAGCGGTGTATTGGACGATCGTACTTCGCTGAGTAGTCTCGAGAGCCACGAGTTGTGTTTCTGTGATAGACCCAAAAAACGGCAGATCGTCCAGTATGTTGCCAGTCGCAGCCATATAGGCGTTGATAGCGGCATTAGCTCCCAGATCCTCAATAATGTAGGTCGTAACATCAATTGCAGCGAGAATACCCAGTATTTCAGTTGTAGATAGACCCTCTTCTTCCATTTGCTTAACATCATTAACAAATTCCCCTTGTACTTGGTCCAGCGAAGCTTGGTATGCAGCTATTGCATCTTCGATTGCTGCCATGACTAACTCTGTAGTCTATTGAGTAAGCGGTTTGCTGGTTGTTGGTCTTCTTGTCGCGTGTTTTGCGCTTCCATAAAGCGCTCTTTNGCTGCTGGNGATGCATCACTNTTGTGATAATCAAACCAGTCTTCTGGTGTAGCAAGTCCCCGATCAAAACGCCAACTCCATAGAGCTATTTCACTCTCTGGCGTTAATGCATAATTCGGCTCAAGGAAATCAACAGAATAATCGGGTCCTAGGTCGGTGTTGGTTTCAGTTTTAATTATTTGACGATCTATGTCGTATCTACGATGCTCCCACGGACGCCATGTATCTTCAGTTTGTGCGCTGCGCTCATCCATGTTTTCCATTTCAATAATCGATAAGCTTGCTGCACTTGGAGCATTTCCAGAATCATTCCGAGCATACTTAGCTCTGATATGATTATTGTTTAAAGTAGATTCTATCAAGAATCTAGTACTTTCAATGATCTCACTTAAACTACCACTTGGACTAGATACTCCAAACTCTGCCCCCTCTGGCATATAGAGTATTTTGTCTGTACCAATGGATATGCGAGATGAGTCATCGACACCGGAAATATGTTTAATTCCAAGACATCCAAAGCGGATAGCTAATGATAATTCCATCTGCGCCACATTCGTGGCCAGATCCACAGCTACTACATCCATAGCTCCAGATCCGGCCCAGAAATCCCGAATTGGCGGGTAGCGATGACTAAATGTTACTGGTAAAATGCCGTATGGATTGCGATCCTGCTCATTTACGCTTTGTTTATGCCCATCTTGATCAATTAAGTAATGTTGACCGGGTACTCCGGGCCTATCTTCGGTCCATACAGCATGCATTGGCCGTTCTAGCCTTGCATTACCTTGATATTCTATTGGAAATGATACCCCTACAGGTCTATCTCTGCGATCTCCAGCTAAAAATAGCGGCTCAAAGAATGGTAAACATTCATGCTCTACTTTTTGCGTTTGTTCGTTCCAAATAGAGCGAAATGCCATAGATCCTAATAAAAATGTAAGTCTTTCACATAATCTACGCTGCGCTTGTAGACTATTTTTGTCAATAAAGTTGAAATATTGTTCATTTACATCCACTTTAGGCGCTTTTTTAAATGTCATGCCTCGAAGTGAACATACACGCTTCGTAAGGTTCTGATGTAGCATCGGCACTTGGCGTAATGTCTCTTTGCCAAAGTAGTTTTCTACATAGCGGTCCATGTTGATCCCCTCATAGAAATCAAGCATGTATTCTCTCTCACGAGCGCGTTGAGTCTCAATAAAACGCAGCTGCTTTTTCAGCGCAGCTTGAATTGCTGATGTTGATAAATCTTGAATTATAACCAATCGATTGTTCCGGCTTTGTTACTCTTAATAGGAGAATAGTTGACAAAGAAAAATCTTAACGCATCCGCGCAATGATCGAACCTACCGTCTTTTAGCGGCACTTCTTTGAGTGCTTGGTCCTCTTTATGTGTCGGATATCTATAATTTTCATAGGATTGTATAGATTCCTTGCAGCGAGCTGCCACAAAGAAATGTGGGTCACCGTTTGCGTCTTCAAACCAGCGGCGCACATGAGAAACGCTGTTAGGTATATCTCTGGATAGCTTATCTCTGCGGCTATGGATGCGAATACCGAATTGCTTGAAAAATACAGAAAAATCACTCATTCCTGTCTGAAGATTGGTCCCAATTCCAGCCGGATCGCCGTAGTATGCTGTAATATGGTATGGCAGCTGGCTGATCATCTTGCCAAAATCTTCTGTCTTGACATTTCTCATCGATATTTCGTCTATTTGGTACACAGTTGGTAGTCCGGGTTTGCTGGTGTCTACTTGCAGGACCACACAAAAGCTGTGGCGGTAACCGAAATCGATTCCGCAGTAGGTTGGTAGAGCTGGGTTGTATTTAAGGTTCTTTTGTATCTGAGTCGTACGGTCAAAGGGGTATACTTTGCCCGCAAAGCTTGTAAATTCAGCGAAAATTTCTTGTAATACCGTTTCATGTGTTAGGGTCCTTTTTAATTCTTCTATGTCATCTTTAAAGTACGGAGAGTCCGTAGATGAGACTTGCCAGCTCTCCCATTCTGGGTGTTTGGGATCTTTGCCAAAGCGAAACATGCGTTCAAAGTGATTAAATCCTCTTGGAGTGCTGGTAAATAGCGCCCACCCTTGCCTGTCTGCTAATGTTGGCCTAAGATACATCTCATAAGTGTTTTTTGGAATCAGCGCAGCTTCATCCATTACTAAATAATCAATTCCACAAATGACCCGCTAGGGTCATCCCTCGCCTATCAGAGAATCTGGCGCATCTGCCGATTTCACTGATAGCTCAGAGTTCAGTCCAGCGAGCCGCATAAAGTACAGATCGCCAGATATTTCTTTTTTGGATTCAATAGGAAGCTTGAGCTGCGTCATAATAACTCGTTTTACCTCTCTAGCAACTTTTTGCCCAAGATTGTAATTAGGAGCTACGATCCAGCCGCGTGTATTTGGCGTAAGCAGCCACGGTAATATCTCATGTGCAGCCATCCAGCTTTTGCCAGATCTACGGCCCATACATACTACGCGGTAGCGCGCAGTGGACTCATGCACTTCCAGCTGCTGCGGGGTCGGGTTGTACCCCAAGAGCTTCCAAAGCTTCTTCCTGTTCAGTATTTGTTTTATCAAGTGGATTGCTTTCAAATCCGACCTCTTTTAGCACCGTTTCAAGGTTACCAGTGAGGTCTACGGCGGTCTTGTCGCTCATGCCGAGATAATTTTTGGCTAGAAATATTGTAGTTGCAGTATTGCCGTCCTCTAAGCTCATGCGCATCATTTTCTGGCGTAGCTTGAGCTTGAGGTCCTGCTCGCCAGCTTCAAATGCTTCTTTATACTTTTTGCGAATCAGAGATTCGCTGCATTGAAAATATTTACCTATATCCATGATTGTACAGCCAAAGCTCGCAAGCATGCGTACTTGATCTGGATCTATTTCGTGTGTTTTCTTTTTACTCATCACTTATAGGCGGGTTAGTTGACAATATTAGCTTGTTGCACTTGGCCATGCAGCGGCGCCAGTATGTTTTGGCGGAGCTAACGGATATGTCTAGTGTTTCTGCTATGATCGGAAATGTGTGCTGCAATAGTCTCATGTTAAATACAGTGCGTTCGCGGTCACTTAGCTCATCGTATATCTGATGTGCGCCAAGTTGCAGCCAGCGTAGCTCTGGTTCTATTAGTCCAGACTTGAATATTGCTAGCTTGGTTGCGTATTCATCGCTTTGCGTTATGGCATCTTCTAACAAAGCGGCATCCGCATCACTTAAGTTATGCCATTCTTTGCTCATTTTCTCTACAGATTATACACATAAAAGTGTTGACAAAAAGACAAGAAAAAAATTTTGAGACACACTACCTCGCCGGACATTGTCTGGCCTTGGTGTAGCCGTAACATTTTGATACTTTTCTGGATCTGGGACCGTAAAACGGATAGATTATCCGTACGGTTTACGAGGACGGACCTTTGTATCTGTAGCAATATATGTAGATACAGGTACTACATCCAGAGCTGGATCTGTCAAAGTGTCAAATTATGCCGGATCTTTTAAAGCTTTAAAAATTCCGCCGCTGATCTATTTTTGTTTCATTCGCGGCTAGTTTGATTATCTAAAAGCTGTTGACATTTTACCTGTTGCTTTTTTGCTGCTTTTATGTTTACTATATACATTATATATAAAAAACAAACGGCCCAAGGGCCAGAAAGAGAGTAAACAATGAATGTAAGTTCAACAATATCAGCACTTAACAAAATAACAGCTGATGTAAAACAGTTAAGCGATTCAATGAGCAGCGCAACAGATCCAGAAGAGATCACACCGCAGCAGCTTATCAAAGCGCTAGACATATTAACACACAGCTACAATCAAATGAACGGCGCCCAATTCACCGCTGCAATGGCTGATCTACCTTATAATGATGTTTTAGAGTCATCTAAGCATTACTGGCTAGAAAAATTCCAGATCATGCGTAAATACGGCTGGTGCCGTTTATGGTCCAGTGTGGGCGGCCAGTTCCGCACAAAGTATGCAAAAGGAATATTAAAGTTTTACAATGATAACCAAACCAAGAAAGCGAGTAAATAACATGCAATTAATACACGAAATAAAAGCAGCTAGATCTAGCGTTAAAGTACTTAAACAGCCTAGATATAACGAGTACACAGTCAAGCTATATCATCTACAAGAGAGGCCGCATACCAGCGGCCGCGGTGATGGCGTACTTATAGAATATGACCCAGCCAGATATCATACAGATTGTAAAGAGGACGCAATCGAGACAGCAAAAAAAATGCTAGAGGACGCACAGAAGACAGTTCCAGCGGATCCGGTAAGGTATAACGACTGGCGATTAGCTACATATAAACATGTAGAAAAAGCCATGCTTAGCCGCGCCAAAAATGCCGGTATTAAATCCGAGGCGGACTATATAAGCGGCGCTCTGGCTGCAATGATGGCAGCAGCAGAACAATTCTATAAAATAGAATCGGATCAGCTTGGCTGCGTAGTAAATCCGTTCTGGATGTTTGGAGTTATGCGCGGCGGGTTTATGGAAGAGCTAAAGAAAAAACACCAAGAAGAGGCCGCCCAGTGATCTGGCTAGGCTATACAGTAGGCGCCCTAGCTTGGGCGCTTATTGTCTGGAATACTTACCTGTTAATTAAGAATAAATAAGAGAGGCTACACCACAATGAAAGAGAAAAAAATAAAACGATCATTTTTAATGAGAATAGGCGCTGCAATGCTTGCCAGCGCTTGGAACTTTGGAGAGGTATATAAACAGCTTTGTAAGCTGGAAACTGAAGCGGCACGGCAGCAAAAAATTGGCTGGCTGCATAGTGCGGAGAAGCTCTCTAAGTATATATGGAGCTTAAAAAGAATGAAGCAAACGCCGCCACCGTTTAAGCTATTCCAGCCGGGAAACGGCAAACTGCCGTTTTTAAGCTGGTCCACGCTGCCCGGCTTCAATTGTCCCGGCGCGGGGTCTTGCTGGGTCCTAGCTAAAAATAAATTTAGCGGCTGGTGTTATAGCGTCAAAGCGTGGCGCTATCCAGCGGCGTATCTTAGACAGCTGCAAAATACCGTATTAGAACAAACGCCAGCGGGGCGCCAGATCATTAAGCAAGAGCTGCAAAAAGAGCTTAAACGCCCTATATACCGCGGACTGGATAACATACCGCTTCGGCTATATGTAGACGGCGATTTTAGTAGTTTAGAGCTGCTGCGCTGGTGGATGGATCTAGCTAAAGAGTTTAAGCAGCTTAAGATCTACGGCTATTCTAAGAGCTTGCACTTATTCGAAGAGCTAGCGCGGACCGGTTACGAATGGCCCACTAACTACGCGCTAAACGGCAGCAGCG